AATACAGAGTTTCGCATCAAGTGGCCTCGTGGAGAGATGGGAAGTTTGCCAGCAGATAGTGAACAATTCATGTTGATAGAACATTTGGCAGTTGAGTTAGAAAAATTACAGAATGAAATAGAAGGTGGCATGGCCCCTTATGATCAACAACAAAAACTAACATTAGAGTTTTATGAGAAGCGTATTAGTAATCTCGAAGAAAATTTAGAAAAGATGCGGAACGGTGGTTGAGCTTACTTTTGTGTTATTATTGGTAATGAATGGTGAAAAGATGGAGTACACACCGTACAAGTCTTTAGCTGAGTGCTTATCAGTTAGACGTAAGATTAAGCGCAACGTAGGTCATACCAATAACTTTGACCAGAAATGGTCATGCAAAGAGCATAAAGTTATGGTTCTTAACGGTGAAATCTTGGAGTTTATTGAATGATACAACTATTAGGAATAGCTGGTAGTCTTGCCAAAACTTTTTTGGAAGGCAAGGTAGAAAAGGAAAAAGCCAAAGCTGAGGTACTGAAGACTGCGGCACAGCATGATAGTAAGTGGGAACTAATCATGGCTGAGTCTACAAAGGGAAGCTGGAAAGACGAGGCAGTTACGATTGTTGTACTAGTGCCTGTGATAATGTGCTTCATTCCTGGCACTGAAGAACTTGTAAAGTCTGGATTTGACAGGCTTAATGAGTTGCCTGACTGGTATCAATATCTACTTTACCTTGTTTGCAGTGCTGCGCTTGGCATTAAAGGTTTGGATAGACTTCTTCGCAAGTGACCTCATCATGAGCGTAGAACGTGTTTGTTTAGTTGCTACGGCTGCTGCTCTGTTAAATAGTTTCTCACGTTTTTCAGCTAGATATTCAGCAAATTCATCTGTGGTCATTGACAAAATGTCGTGATTATCATTAATCTGTGTCATGGCTGCCCTCATCGGCGGTTGTATGGGAAGAGGAGAAGGGGTGTGCTTCAAACACTTCTTCTCCGCCCCCTGTTAAAATATCTTCTATAATAAAAATAAGCATCTGCGCTACAGAAGACTTGTTCTCTTTATCCCCATATCCCCAAATAAGGAAGTTAGTGTGTCCTCTGTCGTCATTTACAATGGTGACAGATATCTTTACTGCATCTTTAGTTACCTGTCTTACGTTAATAAACATCTGACGGTAAGATGTGAAGACACCGCCACCAGTAATCCAGAGGCAGTTGTCTTCAGCTATGCATTGTGGTGAGAATATCTGTGCCTTTTTTGCAAGAAGACTTTGCAGACCCCTATCGTGTAGGCATTCATTTGTCATCTCGGTAACGGACTTTCTGGATTTCTCGTCCTTCTGAGTAATTTTCATAAGGCTTCTTGAGGTTCTGCCAACCGACATCATAATAACATCGGTCGCAGAATCTGTCCCCTGCGGCTGTTACAGTAAAACTATCTAGCTGACAGTTAAACATCTTACCGCACTCACGGCAACGTGCAAATATATGGTTACGCTGCTTTGAGTTTGTTCTTTGCCTTTTTGAACTCATCAGTTACCTGACCCTTTACAACCTTGCCCAGTGTAGAGATAGCTGCTGAATGCTTACGCCATGCTTTGTCAATCTCTTCAACTGACTTAGCTTTGTTAAAGTCTTCGATGATAATAGAGCCATCCTCTTCATCCAAGTCCATAGGCAAGTCCTCACCAGCATAGACATTGAGTCCAAGACCGTGAAATGCAATAGCTTTGACCAAGCAACGCTGTAGAGCTTTGTTGACTTGTGCGCCATCTGGATGCTGAACAGATTCGTTCTTGTTGCCCATGACATAATGAATCTCTGTATGAGTCTGATCTTCAATAGTAACAGATACAGCTACATAGGTATGACCTTTAGTGTCACGCATAAATGGTAGTGGATTGTCCTGATTGTCACGAAAGATATGCTTCTCGAACGTGGCACTAGGATACTTCTCTTTGACGTAAGCCCAAGCCCAAGCCCATGAAAGGTAGTCAAACTTACCCTTCTTTTCTACCTGTGGTGATACATCAAACTTAGATAGTGTTGACCATACATTACTCATCATTCTTCTCCTTTGGTGCAATGTGTGAACACGTCAGTGTGCCAGCACGAGAACGTGTGACACGAATCTTGTGGCCTGATAAGTTGCCGCCAATGTCGTAGTCCATACGCCGGCATTTCTCAGGCATCTTAGACTTGAATGCATCTTTGGCTTCATCACTTAGCTTGACAGCATCCTTGGCATCGATGATGGCTTGAGACACCATACGCATAGTGGAGTCTACTTCTTCAGACCAATCAGGTAGGTCACGCATATTCATAACAAACATATCTGAATAGTCTACAGGAGGCAGTGCAAGTGGATTTTGTTCAGTTCGATTCTGATACATATCCCAGAATTTTTTGCATTGCTCAACATAATCATCTTGCCAAGCATGGTCAGCTTTGATGAGACGCCACTCTAGGCGGCAGCGTACACCGAATAGAGCCACAAGATAGCAGAGGTTGCTGCCAGCCACGAGCATATGGTGCTGACATTGTGGCGCATATAACTCACATAGTTCGTCCATGTCTTTGAAACCAAAATGAGTTTTAACTTCCACAGGAATAAGAGAACCAGCAATACAAGCATCAAAGGTAGAATGCAGAGGGATAGTGCCAACAAGAGTAGTTTTCCCAGCTCCTTCCATGCAAACATTTGTGGCCTCCTGTTCTTCCCATTTCTTTAGAATAAAACTTTCCATGTGAGAACCAGCGTCCATCATAAGCTGAACTTGTTTGCTGGGCTTGAATGTTTCTTCACCACGTTTTTGTGCAGCTAGCGTTTGCCACTGTTCAATATCGCCAGAGGCAATAGCTTTAGCATCCGATGAGCCGATGTAGGTGGCTCGTTCCTTTAGCTGCGCTTCTGTCAACATGGTGATTGATCCTCATACTCTTCCATCTTACGGTTGTAGCATTCGCATTCACCGTTTTTGATTTCAATGTATCCACACTCATGTTCACAATCTGGTATTGGTATATCTTTTGTATCTTTTTCTTCAGACATATTAGTCTCCTCTGTAATCGGCCTGCTTATATAAGTCAGGCCCGCATTCTTCGGCTTGTTTATCCGCCCATGCATCTTCCATTGCATCACGGAATTTGTAGGAATTGAAGTTTGTGCCAGCGTGTCTCCTTACTGTAATGAAAAATAATTCCTTGTTTTGCACAAGGGGTGATACTTCGGCGGCAAGCCACCGATAGTCTTTGCGGGTAAGTGCCATGTGTCTCCTCCTTGCATGACAATTCACATTAACATATTATTGGCTTGAATAACAGGTGAAGTGAATGAACGAATCAGAATTTACCTCTGACTTAATCAAGCAGTTTCAGTTGAGGCGTTACCAGCTTGGCTTGACCCAACCCGATGTTGACCAGAAGATTGGAGTCGCAACGGGACTCTGTGCTAAATGGGAAATGGGTAATAGAAAGCCAACATTGTTTAATGCATATTGCTGGGCAGAAGCCCTTGGATGCGAGATTAAGTTGGAGGCGAAACATGATATGCGGGATTGACCCTGGCCTTACAGGAGGCATAGCGTTTCTACACGATGATGTTGTATTAGCGATACGAACACCTGTTATTAAAGTTCAGAAAAAAAATTATCTCAACGTAGGTGAAATTGTGTCACTGCTGATGAAGCATGACCCAGACCATATTTATATTGAGAAACAACAAGCAATGCCGAGGCAAGGCGTAGCTAGTACATTTCGTACTGGTTTTGGCTACGGTGTTTACCTTGGCTTGATTATTGCATTAGGCATCAAGCATACAGAGGTCACTGCTCGCCAATGGAAGAAAGACCTCTGTGTGCCTGCTGATAAAAATATGGCAAGAGACATAGCAACAAAACTATATCCTTATGCCTCAAGCCAATGGAAGTTAAAGTGTGAGGATGGAGTAGCTGAGTCTACTCTGATTGCTCACTGGGGGGCCAAGTTCCAAACGGATCAAAACGTCCTTCAGAAAGGGCTTCAGTAATCTTCTGAACACGAGATGACTTAGTGCCGCTTTTGACATTACCAAAAAGCCACTCTTCCATCTGGTCTAGCTGGTTGACTTTCCACTTGTTGACCCACGTTGTGTCTGGCTTGAACCAGTTTTGTAGGTTAAGCTTTTCGTTGAACCCTTCCATCGATTCAGACCTGAAGTCATAGATTGATAAGCCACGCAGACAACACGCCACAAATAACTCGTCAAGCTCTTTAGCTGGGAGATTGTAGCAGTACATAAGTGGAGTAATATTGTTAGCTTCATAAGCAGCTTCACAAGCTGCGATGTGCTTACCGATAACATCTTCATTAGGTAAATTAGTCCAGCCATTTGGCTCTCCTTCTGATGGGAAGATTCTTTGTGAGTCACAATACACATGACCAATACGATTGACATGATTGTATGTGTAGCCAAGTTTGCGATGACATAGCAAAGCTTTGAAGAACTTTACTTTGTCTACCTTGTTTGTTGACCACATCTCACGAAGAGTTGCGTCAGCAAAGTAAGAGTAAACCAAGTCCTTTTGTGGATTGGAGAATGTAAGAGGCGTAATGGTTTCTTCTGCTTCTTCCATTTCTTTCTTGGCTTCAGTATCTTCCTTGATGTCTTTGAGTACCATGAGGTGTGTATCAAGTGCGTAACGCATAGTGTTGTACGTTACGACTATAATCATCTCTGATATGTCATAGTCTTCTTCATTGTAGACAGTGAGGCATCCTCTGAGTTCGGGCATATCCCAGTGATACTGGTCTTTGGCATAGACAACATCATAGTAGCCTTGCTGACGATAATCTTGACACACATTGAAGATATGTTCTTCTTGTAGTTTGTCGAATACTTCACGATTGGTAATGAACTCTTCATCACCGAATAAGTCAGCTTCGATACCGAGGCTACTGCGATGTCTTTCAGTATCGAACAGCGCAGCACTCATAGGAATCTTAGCTGATAGCATAGCCCTTCTGACTGACTCTGGATGAAAATGTGTATTGTCTGCCAGAAACTCGTCTTGTTTTTCCTTTGTACCAAGCGTCAGAGCTTGTGCAGCACCCATGCTGAAGTCACCATTACGGAACATAGCCTTGGCGTTGTCGGACAAGTCAGAGAGGCTTATGCGCTGTTCTACCCACCTTTTGGTTTGACCAAAGCGTGCAGCAACAGTGTCAAAGTCCTCTTGGCCGTCACCAACAAGAGCGTTGATAACATCACACTCATCAAGTGGATGCATATCTTCACGAATCATATTGGCATGAAGGCCGACCTCTGCGCTGTCTTCATCAAGAACAATACAGTTGACAGGTGTTGTACCCTTTCCTTTGTAGATAGTCTTGAGAGCATCGAGGCGTCTGTTGCCATCGATAACTACATAACCCTTGCCGTTGGGTGTTACGACAAGGTTGTGCAGCAGACCACAAGATTGGATTGAGGCGCATAAGGCTTTGAACCCAGAGTCACTGGGCTTAACCTTACGCACATTGTTTGGGGAGTGCTTTAGCTCCTTTAGTTCAATTTGCGTCTGCATCTTCTTTCTCCGTTTGTTTTTCTACTTGCTCCATAAGGATAGTTTCATCTTTGAACTCTATACCACTGAACAGCTCAAATTTTTTACCTACTTGTGGGTAAAGATAAACTGTGTGGTAGATATTTCCTCCTTGCCAACATTGGATAAGGATTTGGTCTTCCTCTCCAGCATCCAATGTTACCTTGGTTACCTCCATTGAGACTTGAGACCTATGATACATTTTTGTCACTTATTCCTCCATACACGATACAGGTCATCACTTAGCTTACGCATAGTAGCAGAACCGCTGCCATGTCTTCTGCGAATGGCCTGACACATACTAATTACTCTATACTTATCAACCTCTACACAATCCCCTGGCTTCATCTTATCTGCGATTGCTCCAAGTTCAGTGTGTGAGTGTCTAGCTGGTAGCGGAATACCGCTACGAATTTTAATCTTATCGATCATTTAGTCCTCCATGATTTTGTCAGTCAGTGTCTTTGAGGCGAACGCAACGCCAATCCACAGGGGCGCACCAATCACTGAAACCAAAAGGGTCGGATTGATGCCCATGCCTATCATCAATAACAGGATGGTAAACGACAATGTTAGGTGAACAGTGACGAACCACCCAATCCATCTCGTCTTGATGTTGACGAATCCTATTTGTCTTAGTCTGTTGATCATGTTTACTCCTCATTCTTTTGTACTTCACCCAGACCATGACACTCATCGCACTCACCCCATTCTCCTTTGAGGTATCCTCCACGTTCATAGTCAATGACTGGGACTTCATATTCGAGGCGGCCTTCACCGCCACACTTTGAGCATTCTACAAATATATCAAGCATCGAGTATGCCCTCTCTTATCATGTCTTGTATGCGTCTGCCGAACCAACCTTGGAGGCGTAGGTACATACCTGAGTCGTACAGGTATTGCCACGCAGCTATAAACTCTTCTTGGCTTTTGGCTTGCTCAACGCCCTCTGCAATAAATACAGCAATGCCGGGCTGATCATTGAAAGAATATTGGTCTGTAGTCCTCATAACCATTCTCCGTATCAATTAGATGACCATGTACTCTTGTTGCTAGCGCAACTTGATATCTTGAACCAATAAATCGTACATCTTTTTTAAGCTGCGGGTAAGGTGTTTGAGGCACAACTGTTTCACCTTCTGAGTCTGTACCAATAAAAACACCAATGTTTACAAGTGGTTGCGGGTAATTTCTGTGCATCCAGAAGTGCTGATTCTCAGCATACAAACCTTCATCATCCAAATATACACCATCTCCATTTTCATAGAGGCGTACAAATGTAAGTATTTGTGCTTCAATAATTTTTCTGTAGTCACTGAAGTCACCATTGAAATAGTCATACTTCACGACTTCGACTGTTTCTTTTTTAGGGTCGATTACTGTTTCCATTGTTGCCATGTGAACCTCCTGTGAATCTTTCACAAAAATAGCCCCACCACTTACCCGTAACTTTAGCAGAAGTCATAAACGGTTAAGCGATGAGGCTATCTACCACCCACACCCACGTGATGAAAGGTAATCACAAAGTGGGTGGTAATGTTTGTGGCTAACCCTGCGAACCAAACAACACAGGACGATACCGTTAGCCACAGTACCCCAATCTAGGCAGTAGAGGTGTCTACTGTTGGAGACCTAGATTGGAATGTCGTCAAATGGTATATCATTTTTTGGTGCAGAGCCACCCTCAGCCGAAGCCTTGCCAGCAAGACGGAAGGTAGACCCTGCGCCTGCAAGTTTAACTTTGAATGAGCGGTGTGTCACGCCATCTTTTTCGTACTCCTCAATGATTGGGAAGCCTTGAGCAAAGACGGTAATGCCCTTCTTCACATACGGCTCAATGACAGACGACACGAGGCCTTTGCCATTGCTACCGTCCCAAGCTTCGAGGCGATACCAGTGGGTCTTCTCCACCTTCTCACCCTGCTTGTTGGTGTATCCTTCGTTTACAGCAACAGACAGGTTAGCAACCTTAGTACCGTTGACATCACGAATCTCTGGGTCTGCACCCACGTTACCTGATACTGTGATTTGTGCAATATTCATAGCTGTATTCTCCTTACGTTTGCTATGTTGAGGTTGGTGAGGGTATCACGTTACCTGACCCTCTGTGGCACTACTGACGACCTTGCTCGAGCTGACGGTGAGTACCTCAATCTCCTTTGTTAAGATCAAACTTGGCTTTTCTTCTTGCCAGTCTGTTCTCACGGTTAGATGACTTTGTTTTACGCAAGTGTTTTGCACGTTCTTTTGTAATACGTTTAGCCATCGTAATCTCCATGTTGTTATCTCTGATTAACCCATTGATATCGTAAACCTTTTCTTATTGGCTTCTTATATCCTTTGAGTTTTTTGACAGTGTAAAGTGTGACTGAAATTATGCACCCCCCTATCACTGCCGCCATCATGCCAGCAAATGTGCCAGCAAACATGGCGACCAGTAAGACAGTTGAGGCTATGTCAATCGGGATGTCAAGCCAAAGAACTTTTTTGAAATCGAACTTGGCTAACAAAAATAGGATAGCCAGTGCTGAAAATATACCAGCGATGATGTAGAATATCATAAGACACCCTCCGTTCTGAGTCTGGAAAATCTAGCCAATACATCTTTTAACATCTGTTGGCTTTCACATTCTGAACGCAAAATTCTTGCTTTTCTTTTTACGTCACGGTCTGTGTAGTCTGACTTCATTAGATTGTCAGAGTATGTTTTGATTTGCTCAAGACGTTTGATTGATGGGTTGAGATATACAATCTCTGCTGCACCAGCAAACATACGAAATCTTTCGTAGTTGCTGTAGCCAGCGATTGCACCACGCTTGATGTGTTTCTTGAAGTTAGTTTTAAACATGAGTTCCTCCGAGTCTGAGGCGTCAACAAGCCCATGTGGGTAGTTGAACGCTGTGTGTAGGATATGATGGAAGCCAGGACGAGAAGTCCATAGCTTCCATCGTGTGATGTGTTAGAGTTGAGTGCAATGTTGCTTGACGTATGCGTCCTGCTCGGACTTGGACATCAGCAACCATGTGTCCATGTTGACACGCTTGTTCTTCGGCCGCCACTTCTTGGCTTTGGCCTCTGACTCAAGGTGCTTGCGTGATTTGTAAGCACCCATAGTGTAACCAGTGCGCTTCTCAATCTCAGGACGTACACGATGCAATAGTACATAGTGCATATTGTAGTAGTTTATCCACTGACTGCGAAGCTGCTTCTGTTTGTCAGTGAGGTCATCGTATGCAAGCTGTGAAATCTCCTCAAGGATAACAGCTTCCTTGATAGAGTGACCAACCCTGTCACCATATTCGACAAGCTGCTCCATCTCATACTCGAAGTTGCGAAGCTGACTGTCGCACATCTTCTGTGGGATAGTCAGGTCATGTTCGCCAGCGAACATCAACCGTGACACCTCGAGTTGATGGTAGTGATCCTGCCATGCATCGTGAAATGTCTTGGCAGTCTCCTCAAAAGTGTCTGTGCGTAGACGCTTGGCTATCGTGTCAAGATAGTCAGTTGTGATGTCCTCAAGCCGAGGAAGGTCTGGCTTGTCGCCAGCCAACTCCTTGGCCTGTTGAACCTTGAGAACTGCCAGTTGGTCTGACAATGATTTGATTTGTGTAGCTGTATCTGTCATGTCTACTTCTCCTTGACGTTAAGCGTGATTGTTAAGCTCTTGTGTGAGCTTCATGATTTCATCGAAATGCTTACCAGCAGTGACGTTATCTCCAGCCATAGCAGCTTCCGCTAAAAGTTTAAGATGGGTCTGAATATTGACCTTGATTTCGATAATAGTCATTTGTTTCTCCTTGACGTTATGGGGTAGATGACAATCACCTACCCCTAAGTTGGCTTAATCAACCACTTCGGTATTGTACCATTCTAGTAAATGATACCCTGCATTAAGCAAGTTGTTCATGCAATCCATAAGCTCCTCTATTAAGTAAGGACGATGAATGCTGTCTTCACCATGCTCCTTAAGCATAAGCTTGACGTAATCGTAGTTAGTGAGTTCGACACGAATTGCCATGTCCATATCAAAGTCTTTAGTCAAAGTCATATCAGCCTCCTACTGAATTGTAATGTCGATAAGTGAAGCAAGTTGTCTTGCTCTGTCCCAATCACCAGATTGGATAGCCTCCTGTATCTCGCAACGAACAATGTCATGTTCGTCAAAATGTGATGGATAGATGTCATCAATGTACTCAACAGTCTCAATGTTATCTTTGATAGTCATGTCAATTTCTCCTTTACGAATGACAATTAAAAGAACACACACGTTTGTTTTTGCGTGATTGCGAACCACCCAAACTGCTCTCGAACAGGTGCAAGCGCAAAAGGGGTTTCACCCCCTTGAAAGGAAGTAGTACAACTCATCTCTTTTTTTCCCTTCTTAAAGACGAGACTTACGGAAAAAAAGAGATGCCATGTCGAGCTACGTCTCGACTCAATTAAATAAACTTGCTTTTTTTGTGCTTGAGATTAAGGTTCTTGCTACTCATACCTGCAGTAGCAAGGTTCTTTAGCGGACGCCTGTTGGCCTCTTACGTGAGACACCAGCTTGCGAGCTGGATGTCGCAACTTAGAGGTGAGAGTAGTTTAAAACCGCAGGTATAATCTCGCAAAAATAAATGTGTGTGTGGGTCGGCCCCGCCGACACTCGGGCATTCCTTGCCCGAGACAACTAGACCGTCTGTTAAGACAAATTCCAAGCAACGGCTCGATGCCGTTGTGCGGAAGAGGAACCTACGCAACGGCTTTTTGCCCACTAGCAACATGGAAAATTAACGTCGAGCTTAAGGTAAGCTAGTGATAGTCTGGAGTGTGAGTGGCAGGCGACCTACTGGATCGCCAACGAAACGGAAGACAATCACCCAACCGAACTTAATTTTGTATACTTGCTAGTGACGCAAAAAACGGCCGTTAGGTGATTGACTTACGAACCCCTCGATGGGGTCGAAAGTCAACGTCCTCATCATACAAAAAGCCAAAAGCAAACTATGATGAGGACATTCGCTGTAAAGCGAACGGACGGCAAAGCCCCGATTTTGCAGAATGTGTCTTGACAGCTAGTTAAGATTGGTATGTATAATCGTCCGTAGACGCAGTGATTGGCCCACGGATATGACAAAAGCAAATACAGCACAACAAGAGAAATACAAAGCAGGGATTGTTCCGATGGAAGACATCGAGAAACACGCCCCTGCTGCACAAGTTGGGAACGAGAAACTGACGGAAAGCCAAGCAGAGTTGGTTCATGCAATCTTGCATAACGGTTGCAACCCCAGTGAAGCAGCACAGCAGTTGGGTAGGAATAAAGCTTGGGCGTACAATACACTGAAGAAACAACACGTTATCGAATACCGACAGCAGTTGGCTATGATGACTTTGGGATGGGACGCCACACAAGCAATGGCAACTATGCGTGAGTTGCTGGGCAGCAAGTCTCAGTACGTCAGGCTCGAAGCCGCCAAGGACCTGATGGACAGGGCAGGATTCAGACAGGACGTTGTGCGGACTCCGTCCACCGCTGTACAGATAAACTTCAACGTAGACTAGTATGGGTCCCAATGCTCGTATAGGCCATGATGAACACCGACCTTAAAAAACTCGCACTGATCCATAAGAAGGTGAATTGCACACGCAATAGACTTTAATAAGCTAACAAAGCCAAAATATTTTTTATCATAGGAGGTAATTATGGGCGGTGAGTCACCAAGCGGTGGTGGAGGTTCGAGAGGACCAGTTGGAGTAACGTATAGCGGAAACAAGATTTCGAAAAAAACTAGGAAGGGCAGACAGGCACAAGGCGGTAGGGAAGTTGATGCTTTATCTCAGCCAATGGCTGGTTCTGGATCATCTAACCCTTTTTCTGTAGGCCCAAGTACAAATTATACTAGCTCAGAGCGGGAAAGTGGAGTTGGTTTTAGAACAGACGAGACAGGTGACAGATACGCTGTAAGGATTGACAGAGATACTGGAAAGACACCTTCATACGCTAACACTGGTACTCCAAGCACAGGAGATAGGGTTAATTACCAAAAAGCTTTAGAAGTTGAGCGTAGATTTAAAGCTGGTCAAACAATGACTGATTTTGAGTTAGATACTTTATTTGGTCCAGAAGATGGCGATTCAAATCAAACTTCTAAAAGAAAGAGAGATTCTAGAAGACAGGCAGGCAGTGGTCCGAGTGCTGCTGCGAGACGTTTATTAGCACAAGGTCAAATGGGACAAAAGACACGACAGTTCTATTGATATGAATCTAGACTATAAACCCCCTGGCCCTATAGCCAAGGCATTTATGAAGGATGAATCGTTTGTCCGTGGAATACGAGGCCCAGTTGGCTCTGGGAAGTCTGTAACGTGTTGCATGGAAATAATGCGGAGGGCTGTCAATCAAGCCCCTAATTCTGCTGGGGTACGCAGAACACGATGGGCAGTTATTCGTAATACCAATCCCCAACTGAAAACCACGACTATTAAGACGTGGCGGGATTGGTTCGGGGATGAAGTTGGCAAGTTTGTGTGGTCTCCTCCGTATACACATCTTGTCAACTTCTCTCTTGCCGATAAAACATCTGTTGAATGTGAAGTCATATTTTTGGCTTTAGACAAGCAAGAAGATGTTAAAAAGCTATTGTCTCTTGAATTAACTGGTGTTTGGCTTAATGAAGCAAGAGAGCTTCCAAAGTCTATAGTTGACGCTTGCACCATGCGCTGTGGTCGTTTTCCGTCTATGAGAGATGGTGGGCCTAGCTGGTATGGGGTAATTATGGACACAAACTCCCCAGATGAGACACATTGGTGGGGAATTATGGCTGGTGAAGTGCCAGCACCCGAATATATGGCCTCAGAAGAAAAACTTTTGCTTGTAAAGCCCGATGATTGGACATTTTTTGCTCAAGAAGGGGCTATGAAAGAGAAAAAAGACGAAAATGGTCAGCTTTTAGGCTACGAAAAGAACAAAAAGGCTGAAAATACGCCAAATTTACAGTCAGATTACTATGAGAAAATAATTCTAGGCAAAACGCCCCAATGGATTAAGGTTTATGTGCTAAATCAGTACCAAGCTCTTATGGACGGTAAAGCTGTCTACCAATCTTTTAGAAAGGAGAGCCACGTTGCTGCATCGCCAATCGAACCGATTGATGGGATTGAAGTTATTGTCGGCATCGACTTTGGCCGCACGCCATCGGCAATCTTTACACAACAGTTGCACTCAGGACGCTGGACAGTCTTTCACGAAGTCATCGGGCAAGATATGGGGGCTGGACGATTCGCAGAAGTTCTCAAACGAGAAATCAGCAGAAACGACTGGGAAAAACACACACTGAAGTTTATAGGTGATCCTGCTGGTAATCAGATGGCACAAACATCAGAGCAAACGCCCTTTATGATACTCAGGGCGGCAGGCATAAATGCCTATCCAGCACCAAGTAATGATGCTGTTATGCGTGTTGAAGCGGTTGAGGGTGTTCTTAATCGAATGACAGATGGCTACCCATCAATGAAAATTAGCCCAAGCTGCACAGTTCTGATTGCTGGCTTTGAGGGTGGATACCAATACAAGCGCACTTACAATATGGGCAGTGAAAGATATGATGAACGGCCTAGCAAGAATCGGTTCTCACATATACATGACGCCTTACAATATGCGTTATTAGGTGGTGGTGAAGGACGGAGAGTGGTGTACGGTTTAGGGAAGTCCGCTTCCCATACAACCGTTGAAAGGGTTGGCTCACCTTTGTCCAGACAGAGAAAAGCCAGATTAGCTAGAGGAAGAAGAGTTGCTGGTTTATGATTGTTTGCTTTTGTGAAAGCCAGAATTATGGCACATGGAGGTTATTTACATTCTGGCGTAAGGGTTTTAATCATTGTTACATAGTAGATTATGACCCCAAAGCCAAAGTTTGGTTAAAAGCTGAGTGCGCTAGCACAAGTATGGTTTTTGATGTTTACAAAGAGGGTGATTCAGACTTTCTTATAGGTTCTCTAATTGAATATGCTACTTGTGTTGACGCAACAGGAACTAAATCTGCCATATATTTCCCACGTTGGCTTTACTGTGTTTCTTTTGTAAAACACTTTCTTGGAATAAATAAATGGTGGATTATTACACCTTATCAACTCTATTGTGAATTGCGTAGACAAGGACATCAGCACATCTTCGAGAAAGAACAAGGAGACTCAAATGGGTTCGATATTCTCAAAACCTAAAATGCCACAAAAATCCGCAGAACAAATTGCCGCAGAAAAAGCTGCTAAAGAGCAAGCTGAAAGAGATAAGCTTGAAGCAGAGCGTAGGAAAAAAGACCAAGAAAGAAAAAAGCGTAGCAATCTTCTTGGAACTAGGTCTTTGCAAGACGAAAACTTGGAAGGATTTACAGGATTTAGAAGAAATATGGGAAGCTCTCCCTCCAAAGGTAAATCAATAAGGTATTAATATGTACACTGACTCAAGTTTTGCCCCAGCAGTATCTGGCTCTAATGAAGAGCAAGAATTAAAAAGGGTCATGGACCGATACAAAAAGGCAAAGTCTCGCTGGATGTCTTGGTCAGATTTATGGGAAGAGATATATGATTACGTTCTTCCTCATCGTGAGTCTTTCTATCAGGAATCTCAAGCATCTCGTAGAACAGAAAATATCTATGACGAAACTGCTGTGGTGGGTTTGCCTAAGTTTGCTAGTCGTTTACAACTTGGTTTCTTTCCTCCAAATGGTCGTGCTTTCAGATTACAACCCGGCCCCGAGTTTCCCAAGGAAATGATGGGTTCTGGTTTACAAGAAGAATTAGATAAGATAACAGATTTGCTGCATGAGGGTTTACGCAACTCAAACTTTAATGCTGAGATGCATGAGGGATTGCAAGACCTTGGCATTGGTACAATGAACCTATTGTGTGAAGAAGGTCGTTTTCAAGGTGACTTACACTTCTCATCTGTTCCCCCTACTAATTTGGCTTTGCTTCCGGGCCGTATGGACGGTGTGTCAGACTGGTTTCGCTGGAATGACTATATGGATATTACTGAGGTTAAGCATCGCTATCCAAAAGCTAAGTATACTGAAAAAATGGCTAGTGAGCAAAAGCGTAATCCTAAACGCAAAACAAAAATTGTTGAAGCAACTGTTTATGATGAACAGGATAGATTTAAGGATGAGTATACTTACTACCTTATTTCAGAAACAGATAACTGTATTCTGATTAAAGAAAGACTCAAGGGTCGTGGTTCTCAGCCTTGGATTACAACTCGCTGGTCTAAGTCAGGCTTTGAAGTATGGGGTCGTGGTCCTGTGCTGCAAGCAATGCCAGCAATCAAAACATTAAATTTAACAGTACAGTTGATTCTTGAAAATGCTGAAATGGCTATTGCTGGTTCTTATGTCTACGATGATGATGGCGTTTTTAACCCTGATAACATTACGATACAGCCCGGCACTTTTATACCTAGAAGCCCTGGCTCTTCCATAGAGAGTTTGCAAAGTGCTGGTCGCTTTGACGTAGCACAACTTGTCATCGATGATATGAGACGTAATGTAAGAAAGGCATTATTCATTGATGAACTTGATACTCGCCCGAATGCTCGAACCCCACTATCGGCCACCGAAGTTTCCGAAAGGCTTGCTGATGTTGCTCGTGATATGGGTGCTGTTGCTGGTCGAATGCAAAAAGAGTTCCTTCAGCCTCTGGTAGAACGCCTGATCTATATCTACACAAAGCAGGGACTGTTGGACATCCCGAAGGTGGATGGTCGTGAATTGCGTATTGTGCCAGTCTCTCCCCTGCTCAGAGCGCAAGACCAGCAAGACGTTTCTGATTTTGTAAGATTCCAACAAACTGTTGCATCCACTTTCGGGCCTGAGATTACTCCTGTTCTATATAATCAAGAAATGGTTATACGTTTCTTAGCACAAAAGTTTGGTATTAAAGAAGAACTTCTAGCGGAACAAAGCCAAGTACAAGATAATGTTCAAATGTTGCAGCAGTTAATGCAGCAGGGACAAATGCCGCAATGAAGGAGAAAATAAATGTCTCAATCGATGGTCGTGGGTATCGCAAAGAAGTTGACGAAGACCTTAATAGTAAAGCCTATGGTTTGTTCGGCAGCGGTATCGGAAAAGATTTTTTACAATACTTGGAGTCGATCACAACGAATAACATATATCCTGCGGGAACTGGAATCGAAACTCTAGCTCATGCCGAAGGTGCTAGATGGGTAGTTGCAGTTATGAAAGCTAGGTGTGAGAAGGGTAGAAAGCAGCATGACTAAAGAACTGACAAAAAGACAAAAAGCTACGATGAAGCGTCACTCTGAACATCATACCAAAAAGCACATGGATTTTATGACAAAGAAAATGATGGATGGTAGTACATTCACACAGGCACATAAGTTGGCTATGAAGAAGGTAGGTAAGTAATGTCTGGTAAACCAACGAATCCAAAGTTATATGCAAAAGCAAAAGCTATAGTAAAGGCAAGAGTAAAGAAATGGCCGAGTGCATATGCATCAGGTCAGCTTGTTCAGCAGTATAAAAAAATGGGCGGCAGATACGCATGAGTCTAACCAAGTGGTTTAATGAAGATTGGCGTGATATATCTACTAAGAATAAGGATGGAAGTCATCCAAAGTGCGGTAGAAAAATGGGTGATGGCAGAAAATACCCAAAATGTGTACCAGCATCTAAAGCTGCATCTATGACCAAAGCACAGAAGACAGCAGCGGTTAGACGTAAACGTGCTACTAATCCTAGCGGTGGTGGCAAGAAACCTACTTATGCGAGGACGTAGATGGCTAAATCACCAGCATGGCAACGCAAAGAAGGCAAAGACCCAAAAGGAGGTCTTAATGCTAAAGGCAGAGCAAGCCTTCGTAGGCAGGGGAAGAACATCAAGAGACCTGTATCTGCTAAAGAAGCAAAGCGTTCGCCAAAAGCCGCAGCTAGACGTAAAAGCTTTTGTAAGCGTATGATGGGTATGAAAAAGAAGCTTACATCTAAAAAGACGGCTAATGACCCTAACAGCCGTATCAACAAAGCACTAAGGAAGTGGGATTGTTAATGTCAGAAGAACTACAAGAAAACGCAGAAGTACAAACTGAAGAGGTTCAGGCTGGAGAGTCGGAGCAACCTCAAGAAGTTACTCAAGAAAGACCAGATTGGCTTCCAGAAAAATTTGAGCGTCCAGAAGAACTAGCGAACAGCTATCACGAATTAGAACGTGAATTTTACAAACGCAAAGAAGAACTACGCAATCAAATTGTTGGTGAACTCAATGAGGAAGCTACCAGCAGTGCGCCTATTAGCCCTGCTGATTATGAATTAAACTTTAATGCACCAGAAGGTGTAGAGTATTCTGTGGCAGATGATGACCCTATGGTAGATTGGTTTCGTGCTACAGCACATTCTTATGGTTTATCCCAAGAAGAATTTGATGGGCTTATGAATGAATACATACAAGTAGATGCTACTCGTGGACCTGATTGGAATGTAGAGTCAGAAGCTCTTGGCGAGTATGCTGACAAGCGTTTAGAAAGAGCAGATTCATGGGCGCATCAGAATCTTAGTGAAGATGCATACGAGGTATTTGCTAATATCCCAGCTTCTGCTGGTATGGTTAAACTATTTGAAGAACTGATGGAATTGAATGGTCAGCCTCAGTTTAACATGACTTCCGACACAGAATTTCAGGAAGTTCTTAGTAAAGATGATCTAAGAGCAATGCAGAATGACCCGAAATACTGGAAGGAAAAAGACCCTGCGTTTATTCAAAAAGTACGTCAGGGTTTTCATCAGTACAGCAGACGCAATGGATAATGTGAATTTTCTAAAGCGTTTAGTTGTGAAAATGTAATGTTACTAGAAGGCCCAAAGGCAATGGACAATCTTCGGACCCTGCGTTGATGGATAACCAGATAGAACAAATGTAGTGTAACTTGTAAAAGGAGGGTGTTATGGCAACACCAACTATTTCTACCTCCTTTATCGAGGAGTTTGAATCTGGCGTCCACATGGCGTACCAACGCATGGGGTCAAAGCTTCGTAATACTGTTCGCACAGTGAACGGTGTTAAGAACAAAACCACGTTTCAAAAAATCGGTAAGGGTTTTGCAACGTCCAAGGCGAGACATGGTAATGTCGCTCCTATGAACATTGCACACACAAATGTTTCCGTAACCGTTGAGGACTTTTTCGCAGGTGAATGGATAGATGATTTAGATCAGCTACGCATTAACCATGACGAAATGCTTGTTGCTCAACAGTCAGGTGCTTATGCACTTGGTCGTAAGACAGATGACTTGATTCTTGCGGCTATGGATACAACAACCTCAACACATAATGAAACATCTAATGGCATTACATTGGCTTGGGCTTTCGGTCTTATGGAGCTTTTTGGCAATAACAGTGTTCCTGATGATGGTCAGCGTTATGTTGTTGTCGGCTGGGAACAGTGGTCACAGCTATTAGACATTGATGAGTTCTCAAGAACAAACTATGTCGGAGAAGCTGAACTGCCATTCAAGAATGCCATGACAGCTAAAAACTGGCTTGGCTTTATGTGGATGCCGTTCTCAGGATTAACTGCCACAAATGGATCAGGTGTTGCTGGCACAACACATAGAAAGTGTTTTGCTTATCATTCTGGTTCTGTTGGTCACGCTATTGGCGCAGACGTAAGTTCTAATATGCAATATCACAACGATAAGGATTCATACTTTGTATTGAACAAAATGCAAATGAATGCGACCTTAATCGATGCTGAAGGTTGTTTTGAACTTGAGCTGAAGAATTAGGAGAGAATCATGGCATTCGCAAAAGCAAATCTTTCTCTTGTCAATTACAGCGGTAACGGCTTTCATATCTGGCACTATGTCTCAACAGCAGACAATAGTGATGCTATTGATGGTGCTGGTTACTTCAATGATGCTGCATCAGAGATGAACGTAGGAGATGTTATCTTCGTAAATTCATCAAATGGTTTTGGTATAGCAATGGTAATTGAAAATGCTAGCGGAACTGTTGATACGGGTAATATTACCAGCTTGGCAACAGATAACCGATAATGGCTAAAAAACCTACAAAGAAGGAGGCAGTGAAAGCTGCCCCTTCACCCAAGCTAAAAACGAAAATGGTCAAAGGCCATAAAGTAACTTTTGGTAAGGGTGTCACTCTTGGGAAGGGCGTAACATGAAACATATGGGTAAAAATGGTGGTAATGGTTTAACTAAAAAACAAAAGACTCTCCCACCAGCACTTCAAAAGAAAATCCTAGCTGCTAAGAAAGGAAAGAAAAATGAAGACAAAGAAAAAAGGGCGTAAGGGCGGTAGAGGTTACTAATGCCGACAACTCCATCTACAGATATTGAGGTTGCACAAAAGGCTATGGTCATGATTGGACTAGAGCCTTTGACTTCATTTACAGATAATACTGATGAAGCACTTGTTGCTAACACAATATTTGAAGATGTTGTTAGTGATTGCCTTGGTCAGCACACATGGAATTTTGCAACAGGTCAAAAAACATTATCTAGGCTTTCAGATGTTCCTGTAGATAGATGGGATGCTGCGTATGCATTACCTACTAATCCTGATGTTATACAAGTTCAAACTGTAACCATTGATGACGTTCCTCAGTCTTATGATATTTACGAAAGGTATGTTTATATCAATGCAGAGGAAGATGATGATGTTGTTCTGAACTATGTGTTTAGACCAGAAACGCAGTATTGGCCTCCTACATTTACTATGTGGGTTATATTTAGATTGGCTTCTGTTTTTGCATTGTCTGTTACTCGTAAGGGGGACATTGCTCAGTCTTATACACAGCTTGCAGAAGGTCAGTTTAGAAGAGCCAAAGCCAGGGATTCACAACAGGTAACTAATCAAAATCTAAGATTAAGCAGATACCATCGTGCCAGACTTGGTAACGGTATTTATCAAAACATAGAAGGCACATAATGAATGGCACTGCTTCGTCAGTTCTACACAAACTTTACCTCAGGAGAGCTAACGCCCTTACTGTCCTCAAGGGTTGATGCTAACGCTTATAAAAACGGAACTAAAAAGCTCCGTAACTTTCGTATGCTATCTCAGGGTGGCATAAGGCGCAGAGGTGGTTTCCGTTTTCTTCAAACATTGACCAACACAACTTATCAGTCTGAAGCTTATATCTTTGATGAAGATGAAGCTTACATACTGCTTTTTTCAAATACAAAGCTGGAAGTTATAGATGTTACTGCACCAACAGTAATTACTCAAACAATAACAGGATGTCCTTGGACAACTGCTATGATTGGTGAGTTAAGAGTATCTCAGTCTGGGGATACAATGATTGTTGTTCATAAAGACATGGCTATGCAAAAGCTTACTCGTACAGCAGTGGATACGTTTGATAGAACTGATTATGCTTTTGATGTTTCTGATAATAAAACATTTCAGCCATTTTTTAGGTTTTCTGCTCCATCAATTACTATAACCCCTGCTGCAACGACTACTGCTTCACAAAACTTTCAAGCAAGTGCAGATTTATTTAGCAGCAATATGGTTGGTGAAAAGATAGAGTTTACAGATTCTGCTGGAACTATTGTTCAGATATCAATTACTGCTTTTACAGATGCTCAGAATGTTACTGGAACATTAAGTGCTGCAATAGCCAATACGAATGCAAGAGATACATTTAAAGAACAGGTTTTCTCTACAAGAAAAGGGTTTGCTCGTTCTGTTACATTTCATGATCAAAGACTAATATTTGGTGGTTCGAGAGATTTACCTAATCACTTATTTATGTCTAAAGCTGGAGAGTTTTTTAACTTTGATGTTGGCACTGGATTAGATGACGAATCGATACAAGTGCAGATAGCTGAAAATCAAATATCAGAAATCAAGTCTTTGGCTTCATTTAGACATTTAGTCATATTTACATCGGAGCAAGAATTATATGTTCCTACCTCAGAAAACAGACCGCTTACTCCATCCACTATATCAGTTAAAAAACAAACTTCTTACGGCAGCGGAGAGGTTGTTGCTTCTGATTTTGATGGTGCTTTGGTTTTTCTTACTAAATCTAAAGGCGCAGTTAGAGAATTTGTCTATTCTGACATAAGCCAAGCTTATAATGCTGACGCACTTACTTTGTTGTCTCCTCACATAATAGGTGTGCCTTCTCAAATGATTTCTCAGCGTGAAGCGCAAGACCAAGTAGAAGCATATTTATATCTTGTAAATAGTGATGGCAAAATGCCTGTTTTTATGTCTATTCGCAAAGAGCAGCTACAAGGTTGGTGTGAATGGTCAACACAAGGTAATTTTAAGAATTTAGTCAACGTAAACCGACAAGTTTATTCTATTGTTGAGAGAACTATAAATAACTCAACAGTTACTAACTTGGAGCTTCTAGACAATACATACCATACAGATTGTGCATCTAAACAAACTGCTTCAGCGACAAAAAACTGGACAGTTGCTCATTTGCCCAACACTCAAGTTGTTGTCAAGTCTGGTAACTATTCTATGGGAACTTACACAACAAATGGAAGTGGTCAGCTTACGCTAACAGATGCTGTTACTAGCGTTGAGATAGGGCTTAATTTTACACCAGAACTTACAACACTTCCTCCTGAGTTTCAGTTAAGTGACGGTATATCTGTTGGTCAAAAGCGTAGAGTTGTTCGTGCTGTTCTTGATTTAAATGAAACTCTTGATGTTAAAACAAAAGGTACAAACATTCTTATTAGACGAGTTACAGATGACTTCTCTCTCGAACCAACCCCAATAACAGAACGTAAGGAAGTGTATTTACTGGGTTGGGGTAAAGAAGGTACAGTGACAATAACACAAGACCAGCCATTGCCACTCACAATCAATGGCCTATTGCTAGAGGTAGAAGTGTAATGGGCGTACAAATGCAAATTGCTAGTGTATTCCTTGGTTTAGCGGCAGCTAATAAAGCAGCTGGTGCTGCCAAAATGGAAGAGCAAGCTTATAAAGAACAAGCTGAGATGGCATCCATTCAAGCTGATCAACAAGCATTAGAGCGTGATACTCAACTTAGAAAGCAGTTGGCTTCATTAGGTTCTTCTATGGCTAGCCAAGGTGTAGCATTAGGAACATCTCAAACAATTACTGCACTAAGAAATGATGAAGAAAGATTAGCCAAGAAAGATATAAATGCGATTAAACTTATGGGTATGAGCAATAGGCGTAAGTATGAGTTAAGTGCATCAGGTGCTAGAGAAAAAGGCAAGGCTATACGTCTTGGTGCTTATGCCAAAACAGCAGCTAGTATTTATGACATTCAAACAGGTGGTGGGGTGAAAACAGGCTGATGGCTTTCCAAAAAACAAAAGGAAGAGGTGTTTTCGTTCAGCCTACTGGTATGCCTAACCTTTCTGGGTTTTCTCAGGCTGCTGCTGAGTATGCCAACATTGCAAAACTTGGTATGTCTATTGGTACTAATGAGCGTCAAAGAGAGTTTAATGACGCTATAAGAGAAGCTGAAATACAAGGTAAAACATCTGGTGTAAAAAGAGATGCTGACGGTAATCTTGAACCTCTTGTTAATTTTGAATATGCCAAAGCTGCGGAAATGTATTCTGATAAAGAAAAGGACGCAGTTCTAAAAGCTTATAAGACTGCTGCTATAGGTGCTTATACATCACAAGCAGTGAGTGGTATTTATTCTGCTGCTAATGAATCCTATTTAGCAAATCCAAATGACCCTGATGCTATAGAAGCTAGTATGCAAGGATATATGTCTTCCTTATCTAAAATGGATCAGGATATATATCTTAAACTTGCTCCAAAAGCAGAAGCAGCTTTTCTTGAGGTTAAGAATAGAGCTGCTGCAAAACAGCAAGATGAAGCAGAGGCAACAAGCAGAGTATTTTTTGGTGAGCATTTTGACCAAAATATGCGTCAATTAGGCAATCTTGTTGCTGTTGGCTCAAGTGGAACAGAAGATGAGAATGCTGCATTTGCTGACCGCTTTTCCGAGCTTCAAGAAGAACAAGAACAAATATTAGAAAATCTTGCTACTTTTGGGGCAACACCAACACAAATACAAAAACTTAGGGAACTTCAAGGAGACCATTTAGCTATAAGAGCTGGTCAATCTCATATTGATAGGGTTTTTACAGCAACTCAAAGTTATGAAAAAACTCTAACAGCTATAAGCAAAATAGTTGCTGAAGCTCCTGATGACGTAAATGTAGATGTTCTAAGACAATCTTTAGATGCTCATGCTGCTGATTTAGTAAACATACAAAACCAACGCAAAAAAGAAGAAGGTGAAAATAGAGAAAATATATATCAAGCTATTTCAAGGGAGATTTATCTAAGGGAAGTTGGAAGTGAGGGAAAGAAGTCTGTAGCAGAAATGCTTGCTAACCCACAACATCCTATTCATCAATTAGAGGGAACTCAGATAGGTAGTTTATTATCTATAGATGATGCAGACAGAAAAGAATATGCAAACAATATTTATAATGAAGAGTTTGCCTTTCTTCAAAACTGGAAGACAATAAAAGGAACTGAATTTGAGCAAAACCTTTTATCAAGATTTTTTTCTATAAGAGACCTGTATGAAAAAGGTTTAGTAGATTTTGGTAAGTATGAGGCTGCTAGAGTTGCGTATTTAGAATATGAAGATGATAAGTTTGTTAAGCCAGAAAGAGATACGCTTACTGGTTATGTTTCTAAAGAGTTAAGCAAGGCAAGTAGTTATTTAAGACCGCCAGAATTTTGGGAGTCTAAAATTCCTGATCTTATTGCGTCAGGTGTTATTGGTCCAAAAAGTTTAAAATATAAAAATGAGCAATCATTTAAAGATGCTTTATTTGTATATGCTGTTGATTATCGAAAACAGGAAAATGAGAGAATAGAAGGTTCTGCTGCTTTAAGAAAGGCTCAAGCTGGTTTGAAATTAGGCAAAACAGAAATAGATGCCCTGAATAAATTTACACCAAACTATAAAGCAATTATGCCAGATAACAGTGTAAGACCTATTGATTTCTTTCCTGTTTTAGAAAACGGTGAAGAAGATATAGAACATTTTTTGGCTTCTGTAGACGCTGTAGATAGATATGCTAATGAAACAGGTGGTCAGCTGCATCCATCAGCCAAAGAAATTGTAGATAATTTAGTAAACACTCCTGAGCTTGCAGACAAAGCCAAAAGAATTGTTGGTCAAATTGTAACAGGAATATCTGCAACTGAAAGCATTACTCAAGAAGAAGCTTTGTATGATCTTATAGCTATAAATGATTTAGATAACAAAACAACTTCAGCATTAATGATGGCTACAAAATTAAGTCCAGAACTTGCTGTTGATGCTATCAGAGCATTAGATAGCGTTGATACAAACCGTGGTTTAAATGCTCTTCTACCAACAAGAGCTGATGGTGTTAGCTTAGACCAAGCAACAGATGAGCTTTTTGACACCACATTTAGAGAGGCCATGACTGGTCATAATTGGTGGAAGCTTTTAAATCCTAAAGTATCTTCCATGCGTCAGCAGCAATTAATAGAGTTTGCTAATTCTGCTGATATCAGTCTTAACGATTTAGGTCAGACAGTTATTTTAGACCCAGATGTACGAAGTGCTGTAAAAGGGATTTTTCTCGAAAGAGTTGCACATGTTAAAGGTCAAGGAAATAAAGAAGAAATTATGCGTCAGGCTTTAATAAAGGTTGGCAAAAGATTTGGTTATGAAGAAAACAAAGCGACTGGTGAAATATATTTAGTTGAACGCCCTATTATGGATTTTGGTCAAGCAACTATACCAAGCATGAGAATAGGTGGTCGAAATCAACCTATGTTTACATTAACTCGTGAAATGATTGATGCTGACTTTGTTGAAAAGTGGTTTGCTCGTGGGACTCCTGGCTTAAGGAACCCGAGGTTAGATGAAGCAATGCGCTCAGTTTCTGACTATGGTAATCTATATCGTTCTGACCTTACATTTCATGCCAACATAAATTTTGGAAGTCAGCAAACATACACAGTTATTTTAACAGACCATTACGGAAATCCTACTGTAGTAGATACAGACTACAAATGGGAATTTGCTAGTTCAATACAAGCTCCTCACTATGAAGAAGTAATGAACAGAATGAAGACTGAAAGAGGCAAGGAATTTTGGTCTATGATGGGTTTGTTCGATAGAAGTCTTCTTCAAAATAATATGGAGCAATACTCAAAAAGAGCTTCTGATAGAAGTCTTATGGGCATTGTAAAGAAATTAGACGAGCTTAGGATACTTACACATGAAGGTGCGCCACAATCATTTATAGATGGTATGGGGCAACCTTTTAATAAAGAAGAAATTGAAGATGTTATGGAAGCTTATCAATCGTGGGTGTCACTGGGGTATTACTAATGAGCTGGATAGATGAATATATGAAGATACTTGCCAAGCACGAGGGAACTCGTCCAGCTAAGGCAACAGAGGGTGGTGGTTATACGAGAGGTTATGGAATAACCAGCCTTGCTGATAATTTTGTAAGCACTCTTTTGAGAAATAAGGGTCTTAATGCAAGTGAAATGGAAGATAAAGAACTTGCTAGAGAATATGTTATTTGGAATGCAGAACAGATAAGTAAGCAGTTTGATAACTATGATGAGTGGCCTGACAGCGTAAAGATGGCTGCTGTAGACCTTGCATATAATGGTGGTAATATCACTCGATTTAAAGGATTTACCACTGCTTTAAGAGAAGGTCGTTACCAAGATGCTATGAGTGAAACATTAGATGTAGTTGCTGCTAATGATCCAGAAACAGGTAAACGTGGTGCTTTGCGTGGTCTTGGAAACAGGCGTTTCGATATATATAACTATGTTGCAAGAGAGTTAGAGTTTCCACAAATAACTGGCCTGAAGGTAGTTAAAAGAGGTACAGGAAGTCTGTTTTCCTATACAACCGCTGATGGGGCTACAATAGATAAAGCTATTGGCTCACCTATTCACTCTGCTTCTGGCAAATATGACACCTTAAAAAAAAAGACTAGACCTGTAGATGATATAACTTCTCCAGATGATGCAATGCTGGATGAGGTTGTTAAGCCACAAAAACCAGCTTTAGATTCTGCTGAACCTATAGCTCGAACTCCTGTTGAAGAAACTGTATCATCTACAGTTCCTCCTGATGTTGAAGCCAGAAAAGGTAGAGTAGCAAAACTTACAGAAGCAATGTTTCCTGAAAGAGATAAGGAAGTTATACAAGAAGATTTAGTCTCCCCTGATGACATGATGCTTGAGCCTGTGACCTTACCAAAAGGTCCAGAGCCTCAGTTGCCAGAAGGTGTTCCTCCTCCACAGGAGGGTTCTTTTGAAGCAATGTTTGGCATTACAAGTTTTGGAATGGAAAAAGCAGAAGATAGTTTTGTTACGCCTGACGGCTATATACCACCACAAGAAATTCAAAATAAAATAACAAACTTTCGTGAAGTAGAGTCTAATGCACAAAAGCTTGTAGAAGAAAGCCAAGCACAGCCTTCACTTATAGAAAACACAAATCCAAAATATGCAGAAAGACTTCCAGAACCAAAAGAACTAAATGAGTTTCAATTTTTAGGTTCAAGGCGTTACGGTACAGTGATGCAATCTACACTAGGCGATGATAGCTTTGACTATCATATGTTTACGCCAACAGAAGGTCAGGCTTTTGGTGCTGCATTTAGGCAATATAACATAATACCATCTATGGCTCGTATGTTTGACAAAAGCATAGCCAACAGAGCTAAGTATAAAAAAACTCCAGGTTATAGTGCTTATAACGATGACATCTTAAAAAGAATGGTGGGTGAAGATGGTCTATACTTCTTTAGACATTCTGGAAGCCATGAAGAATCAATGCTGAAATACAGAAGGATGGCTCAAGATAGAAAAGATATGGAAACTGTTAAATTAAGCTCATCTGGAACAGGATACTCTGTTTTGGCTGCATTAACAGACCCAACAATTTTGGCTCCTTTTTTCCCTTCTAAGATATTTAAAGGTGGTAACTACCGTGTAGGCAGAGCTATGGAAGGGTTCGGCTTTGGTGTTCTTACAACTGCCCCTCAACAAGCGGTTATTGAATCTCAGAATGAATCAAGAGATGCAACAAACGCTTTTCTGGGTGTTTTTGCTGCTGGGGTATTAGGCGGCACTATTCACACAGCGTTAGGTCAATCAATAGCTCCGTCAAGAATAGCTCAAATGCGTTTACAAGAAGATGCATTTAGAACTCAAATGTTAGGCAAAGAATCAAAATATACAGCAGAACAAATAAAAGAACTTAAACAGGTATATGCAGCAGGGGCGCAAGTTAGTCCTGAAATAGCTAGAACAAATATGTACAGACAGCTAGAAGCAGAGGGTTTAGCTGAGACAGGAATAGGAATAGAAAAGTTGGGTTGGAATCCAACAATACGTTTATTTAAAAGCGAAATGCCTTTGTCAAGAAACATTGTTCCAGCAATGGTTGATGTTGGTGGTTTAATACAAAAGAAAGTTCTTAGAGGTGTTGAGATGGAGCAGTCTGTTGAAACTACTTTTAGAACAACTTATTACCCTCTTGTGTTGGATGCTGTTAGAGCATCAGATAGTGCATATCTCCGCTATAGGGGGAAAGCAGTTCCTCAAGGAGAAATAGGCAGAGCTGGTGCAATGATGAAAGCCAGAATGGAAGATATTTTTTCTAAAGGAGATGGTCATTTAACAGAAGTTCAATTTAGAAATAGAGTTGGTCAAGCAATGGCTAGAGGAGATGTTGATAGCATTGGAGATGCTGCCTCTCCTTTTGTAACTGAAGCAGCAAAAGCTTATCGAAAAGTATTTGATAAAATTAAGGATGAAGCCACCAAAGTAAGATTATTCGAGTCTGAGCTTGCAAGTGATATAGCAGCAGCAACTGCCAGAGGGGATGCTGCGGCAGTAACAAGACTACAAGAACAGCTTGTTAAGCTTAGAGAACAAGGAGTAACCGTTAATACTGCTGCATCGTATGTTCCCAGAATTTATAGAATAGATAAAATAGAACAAAATATTCCTCGTTTTCTAAATATAATTAAAGAATGGGCTATAAGAACAAGAAGAGTAAACCCATCCAATGCTGATAGCTTTGCAGCACAAGTTCTTGATACAGTTACAAGAAGACGTCCATTTATTGATTATGAATCTGCTACTGATGCTTTGGATTTTGTAAAGTTGCCAAGTGGTGTTCAAGCCAGATCATTAGAAATACCTGATGAACTTATAGAGGAGTTTCTAGAAAGAGACATTGAGTCACTTATGAGAACTCATGTTAAGACAATGGGAATGGATATTGAGCTTACACGCAAATTTGGAAGCTCATCTATGGACGATGTAATAAAACAAATAACTGATGAGTATCAAAGACTTATAGGTGAAACTAAAGATTTTACAAGAAGAGGAAAACTTGCTGAAGGTTTAGAAAATGACCTTCGTGATATTCGTGGATTGCGTGATAGATTAAGAGGAACTTATGGTGCGTCTAAAGACCCTCATCAATTATCCAGTCGTTTTGTGAGGGTTATGAAATCATTTAACGTGCTTACTGGAATGGGCAGTGCTATGGTTTCCTCTGTTCCTGATATTGCTCGTATTGCTATGGTAGAGGGATTTAGCAATGCTTATTCTCGTGGGTTTGCTACTTTGTTTAACGAACAAGCTGCAATCATAAGAACAATGAGCAAGCCAGAACTAAACAAAGCTGCTATTGGTGTTGATGCTGCGCTTGGTTTAAGAGCGCACGCTATGTCAGATATGGGAGATTTGTTTGGCAATAGATACACTATTGAACGAACCTTAAATGATGCCACTGGAATGTTTTTCTTAATGAATGGATTAAATATATGGAATCAAGTTCTTAAGGAAATAGCTGGCAATGTCACCATGCTAAGAATGACAGAATCTATTATGGCAAAAAATGGTTGGCAATCTTTGACTGATGCACAGCGTCAAAAGCTTTTGAAAAATGGCATAAGCAGACAAGACTATGGCATTATGCGTATGAATATAGAAACACATGGGCAAAAAGTAGGAAATGAATGGCTTCCTAACACAGACGCTTGGACAGATGTAACTCAAAGACTAAGATTTAGAAATGCTCTTAATCAAAATGTTGAAAGAATAATTATAACACCTGGGGCTGGTGATAGAGCTTTGTGGACATCTACTGAGTTTGGCTCATTACTTACACAGTTTAAATCTTATGGTCAGGGAGCAATGCAAAGAATGTTTACTTCTGGCCTACAAGAAAAAGACGGTGCTTTTTGGCAAGGTGCTTTTCTTATTGTTGGCTTGGCCGCTATGGTTAATGAGATTAAAAGAGCGCAATATGGTTTAACCAGCAACGAAAGTTTTGATCAAAAGCTTATAAATGCAGTAGACCGTTCTGGGTTACTTGGCTGGTTTACAGATGTAAATAACGGCATCGAAAAGTTAAGTGACTATCAACTTGGCATGAGACCTTTGCTAACTGACCAACAGCAATATCCTGTTCATACAACTGCAAAAGCCAGTGCTGTTACAGGTCCAACATCAAGTGCAATACTTAATGCCCTTTCTGTTGCTGGGGATACAATTACAGGAAATGTTAGTAATCAAACAGCTCAAGATTTAAGGTTTATTTTCCCTTCGGGAAATCTTTTTTATCTTGACCCTATATATGATGGGGTTTTTGGTGAAGGTAATGTGAATAGACAACCAGAGGCTAACAGGAGATAGAATAGGCTATGGCTACTATATCGATAGCAGATAATGATGCGAGAAAGCAATATACGCAAGCTGTTACTGCAAATAGCACACAGCTTACTATAGACTTTCCCTTTTTTAGCTTAGATGACATAAATGTTATTGTTACCAATACATCAGGTGTGGATACTACGCTTAGCCGAGGAACTGGCACAGGAACTTTTGCTGTTACAGGAGCTGCTGTTGATGATGGTTTCTCTGGTGGTGACATTACTCTTGGTGATACTTATCCTAGTGGCACTAAATTCACTATATTCCGTGACATTACAATAGAAAGAACAACAGACTTTCCAACGTCTGGGCCTTTTAATGTAAGTGCTTTAAATACTGAATTAGACAAGATTTTTGCTATTGAGCAAGAACTTGAAACAAAAGTTAGCAGAACCATGAAGTTGGCTGATTCTGACACAGCAGCTTCTCTTACGTTGCCTAATCTTGATACAAGAAAAGGAACAACATTAGCATTTAATGAAACAAGTGGTTTACCAGAAGCTGGCCCTTCAATAGCCAGTGTTGGCACAGTCAGCCAAAATGTAGCAAATATCAATACTGTTGCTGGAGTTGCTAGTGATATTACTACTGTAGCTGGTCAAATATCTCCAACCAATAATATCAATACTGTTGCAGGAGTAGCGGGTAATGTTACTACTGTTGCGGGTGTAGCTTCGAGCATTCCCACAGTAGCAAATATAGCTTCTAATGTTACTACAGTAGCTGGCATTGATACAGCAGTGTCAACTGTAGCAGGGATACAAGCAAATGTTACTACCGTTGCTGGAATTAATACCACTCATTTGGCTAATGTTTCTGGTGTTGCAAGTAATGTTGCATTGTTAGGAACAGCAGACGCTGTATCAGACTTAAATACACTTGCTGCTATATCTACAGATATTACATCTTTAGCTGATTCTCTTGAAAAAACATATACGGTAACTGTTGCGAATCCCGGCAGTGGAAATGTATTTGTTCTTGATGGTGTAAATAATCCAGCAATCGAAATGTTTAGAGGTAACACATATATATTTGATGTGTCGGACTCTAGTGTATCTGGACATCCCTTGGCATTTAAAGATGGTTCTGGCAACTCATGGACTACAGGTGTAACAACAACAGGCACTGCTGGTCAGGCTGGTGCAAAGGTTACATTTGAAGTTCCGTCTACTGCCCCATCTTCTATGAGATATTATTGTACTGTTCATGGTAATGGCATGGGCAATACCATTACAGTCAAGGATAGCAACATATCTCTTGTTGCTGGCAGTATTGCTAACATCAACACAGTTGCTGGTATTCAAGGTAATGTAACCACTGTTGCTGGAATACAAGCCAATGTAACTACAGTAGCTGGCATAGATACTGAAGTGCAAGCAGTCGCAAACAATCAAACCAATGTAAATAATGTTGGTGGCTCTATATCTAACGTCAATCTTGTTGGCGGTTCTATAGCAAGTGTAAATACGGCAGCAAACAACTTGTCGGCAATCAATGCTTTTGCAAATATTTACTTAGGCCCAAGTGCTTCAGCACCGACGGCAGACCCAGATGGCAGTGCGTTAGATATTGGCGATCTCTATTTTGATACAAACACAAACACACTAAAGGTATATGCGGCTACAGGTTGGGTGTCTGCTGGATCATCTGTCAACGGCACATCAAATCGCTCAGACTTTGTGGTCGGCACTGCCTCTGGCGGTTACAATGGTTCAACAACTGTTTTCCCGATTACTTATGATGCAGGATTTGTAGACGTTTATCTTAATGGTATTAAACTGCAACCAGCAGATTTTACAGCAACAAATGGTACAAGCGTAACTCTTCTCTCTGCTGCTCAAACAAATGATACAGTGTCTCTAGTTGCATTTGGCACATTCAATGTTGCTAACTTTAGCATTAATGATGCAAATGATGTGACTACAAGCGGTGTGTCAAACGGTCAGGTGTTGGCATTTAATAGTTCAACATCAGACTTTGAGCCAACAACAATATCTAGTGATTTAGTAAGCGATACGAGTCCCCAGCTTGGAGGTACGCTGGACACCAATGGACAGGCGATTCAGTTTGGTTCGAGCAAGTGGACAATAGAACTGAGCGGCGACAATCTCTTATTTAAATATAACGGTACTGCAAAAATTAAATTTGCATCCGATGGCGAGATTGTATCTGTTGATGATGTAACTGCATTTGGAACAATCTAATGGCTATAGCAGCATCAGGCGCAGTTAGTTTTTCTGATCTACGGACTGAGTTCGTAGGTGGCTCTGCTGCTATATCTTATTCGGATTTGTATCGTGGTGGCTCGAACATAAGAAGTAAAGCAGCTAATAATACTGGTGTAAATCTTGCTGCATCTGTGCCAACAAGCGGCACAATTAATATTGCTAATTTTAGAAGTCAAGCTAAAGGGTTTAGATTTACTTTTACAGCAGGTGCAACCAATCAGAATGCATCCGCACTCTTTGGTGACGATTATGCTGTAGATTATCCCAAAGAGATTGTTATCAACAGTGGTGTGGAACTAGGTGCAACAAGCGTTTCAGAAGAAGCATTGCAAATAGACTCTGGTGCATCAGGTACAATTACTGTAACCAACAATGGCACTTTGTCAGGAGCTGGTGCAGCATTTTTAGGTAGCATAGGTGGTGACGCTTTTGAAGCAAACAGAGCTGTCACTCTAATCAACAATGGAACAATTCGCTCTGGTGGCGGCACTGGTGGGTCAGGCGGTCAGGGCAGTTATACCAGTCAATCTACGGCAGGGCCATATGGTTCTCTCTCTCATAATTACTGGCGTACATGGAGTCAGGGTGTGCAAATCAAATATGGAGGTAGTTTGATTTATTGGGGTACTTCGGCTGGAACGGCTAATGCTGCTGGGTATAGTAAAGGCAGTCTGTTTTATAATGGCGGTGAAAACGGTCTTTATTACCGAATATATAAAACCACAACCTCCACATCATACACAAACGGTGGATATGGTGGAGCTGGCGAAGGCTACAATCAGTCGGCTGGCTCAGGCACTTCTGGCGGCCAAAACGCTGGTCAAGGAGGCACAGGTGGTTCTTTCGGGCAAACTGGTGCAACTGGAGCCAATGGTAATTATGGTCAAGGTACAGCAGGAAATGCCGCTGGCAAATCTATTAAGGGAATAAGTTTTGTGACACTTACAGATAATGGAACGCTTTTAGGGGGTACAGCATAATGCAGTACACAGTACAAGAAATTAATAACAATGTGGCTAAGATTGTATTTAGCGATGGTTCATGGACATTTTTAGAGCTTAATTCGGACATGACTGAGGCAGAACTAGATGACATAGTGTTCAATATAGTACCGCCTCATTTAAAAACTGGCAGTGGAACTCCATCGTTTTTGTCTGCTGGGCAGACTAGAACAGCAGCAGCAAAGCCAGTAGAAGAAGGGGGTGAGTGATGACTAGAGCAAGAGATTTTGCAAGCGTAATATCTGGTAACTTTGCTATACCAGCTGGTTCGCTAGGCAATGCTGTCCCTGCTGACGGTAGTATTACAACAGCTAAACTTGCAGATGATGCCATTACTTCAGCTAAAATTGCAGATGATGCAGTAACATCCGCAGCTATCGCTACAAATGCTGTAGCTTCAGATGCTCTCAATATTACTAGTGCTGACTTGCCATCTGGAACTGTATTACAATGTAAGACAACAAACTATCCAAATGATTTTTTATTTAGTTTGAATGCTTCTGGCGTTCCAGCAGACAATGGTAAAATGGAAGTTGTAACAGGCTTGAATTGCTCTATTACACCTACTTCAACAAATAGCAAAATACTCTACCAAGCTACTGTTTATATGGGTTGTAACCATGCATATGATATTGGTTTTCATGTTATAAAAAATGCCACTTCAACAACCTCAACAAGTCCAACATCACAATTAAATTATAATGACACATCTCCCTGTGGCGGTTCTTATCTCACCGATGCAAGTGGTAATGCTATAAGAGGTCAAACATCAGGTTCTACACCTAGAGGTACTGGGGTTTGGAATGATTACAATACGACTTATGCTCCCTTATACCAAATATACACAAGCAGCATGAGTTTGCTAGACCACCCAAATACGACATCTCAAGTTACTTATAACTTTGCAGTAAGTTTTTACCTTTGGCAAAGTTATGGCATTAGTTTGAACAGGTCATGGGGCAATCAACAGTCAAACACTTATGAAACAAATCCAGTAAGCACTGTTACACTTTTGGAGATTGCCTAATGACAGATTTAACAACTCGAATTTTAGCTGCGCCTAATGCACAAGCAGCGGCTGAGTTGGCTTTATTGGCTACAGATTGGACACAACTTCCAAACAGCAGTCTAACTAGCGATTGCGTTACTGCATTTTCAACATACAGGAATGCGGTTCGTGTAATTAGACGTGATAATGATGCGATAAATAACCAGCCTTCTGATTATACTTGGCCTACATTGCCTGATGAAGTTTGGTCATAAAACAATATGGCTATAGACCCTGTATCCGCCATAGCTGTAGCTACTACCGCATACAGGAGCATAGTCTCAGCCTATAGGGCTGGCAAACAAGTAGAGGCCATGTCTAAAGACATAGGCAAGTGGATGGGGGCTATTGCCGATGTAAAGCAAGCCCACCAAGAAAAGAAACAATCTCGATTTAAGAACGTAGAAGAACAAGCTCTTGATACTTATGCAGCTTTGAAAAAGGCTGAGAAGATGGAGATGGACCTTAAGAACTTTTTGATAGCCAACTATGGCTTTAATGCTTGGAATGATTTGATGCGTATTCAACGTGGCTTGCGTCAAGAACGATTAGAAGAAAAGCGCAGAAAGGCTAGACGAGTACAGAGAATCATGGATATGCTTGGGCTAGGTTTTGCAAGTTTACTTATAGCTTCTATGGTGGCTGGGCTTGTGGCTTGGGTAGTATGGTTAAAGGGAGGCTTTAAATGAGCGCAGAAGAAGTAGCAAGAAAACTATT